TTTGTGNGAGATGCGGCAGTAGTAGATAAAGCACCTCTTACACAACCAGTTAATGTATTTGTAGATTTTCCAGTATAAGTAATTTTTTCACTATCAATTAATATAGTACCACTAGTTGGAAAAGAAGTAGCACTTGTTAAAACAATAGAAGTTACAGAATTGTTTATACTTCCGTTTAAAGTAGTTGAAGCACCAGTATAAGGGGTTACTTGTGTGTCGCAAGTATTTGCAGAAGTTTTAAATGCATCATAGTTAGTTTCAAATGCACCATTAGGTATTCCTTTTCCATATCTGCTATTTCTTAAATAATCTAAAAGTATTAATGATGAGTTTGCAGAATAAGCCCAAGTAGAAGCTGTATCTTGTCTATGAGAACCAGAACCACCTTTAGTTGTGTCTAATCTAGGGTCGTATATTTTTTTACCTCTTAAAGTTATTCTTACTTCTGGCAGTCCATTAAAAGCATCTTGATTCCATTTAAACCTTAAAGCAACATAAGCTAATCCTGAAAGTTTATGATCTGAAGTCCAGTTAGTTGTTTCGTCAAGTAAAGAAGAAGCTGATTGATTGTCTAATCCAAAAAATGGTTGAATAGATATTAAAGATTCACTATTTTTATAAAAATTAGTATCTGAACTAGAAACTCCTCTTAAAGTTCCATCAGTTAATGCACCATCAAATGTAACTAGTTTATCATCTACATAAACTTCATCTATTGCTGTAATTCCACCACCGCCACCTTCGCTTAGTATTCCTGCTACATAAAGATATTGATTATCTGTTCCTGAAGATTCTACAAACACCCTAGTTAAACCAACTTGTCTTTTTCCATAAACAACTGGAATAGGATTGTTATTTGAATCTTTACTTACTGTTACACCTTTAGCTTCGTCTTGTGAACTTTGTCTAGGTGCTTTTGGTTTTGGTGCAAGTAAATAGCTTATAGCTGTTACTATTACGAACTGTATAATTGCTGATACTACTGCTGGGGGCATAAATGATACTCTCTTTTAAATTTTTGTGATCTTCTATAAACATTATAATTTTCATCTGCTCTTATCCAGTTTACAGATTGATTAACTTCTATTTTTTCTTTAAAATATTCTATAACCCATTTCATTATTTGTTTAACGTGGCTTTTTGCAAGAACTTCAACTACCCAAATATTATTTCCACAGTTCCATTCATTAGCTTTTAATCTACATGACATCTCAAATCTTTGTTGTACGTTATCACTAAGGTAAGCCCAATTAGTAAAACCTACATCTTGATTTCCTACTCTATGAATTTGATACTGGTCTAAGTTTAAAGATGGTGTTAGCATTTTAACTAATTCTTCATAACTATATTTATCAAATCTTTTAAATTGTCTATGTAGATGAACTGTTCTATATAAGTCATTCATTAAACTGAACCCCACTTAATTTTTTTAGCAGTCTGACTTGCAAACTCCATTCCTTTGTCGTTAGGAAAAAATAGTTTTTGTGAGTTCTCAGCAGTTCTTCTTCCTGAAATCCTTTCAAAGTCTGCCCAATGTGATGAGATAATAATATTTACAGATGATGTCGTTGCGTTTTCTTCTAATGTAAAACTAGATATTCTTCCGTCAAATAAAAGAAATGGGTCAGCTATAAGTGCCTGAGAGTCATTTAAAAAACCTCTATAAACTTTTGCTTCTTTATTCATGTAATTATTATTTAACAAAAGACTTATGATTGTAGTATCTGCACCTGAGAATTTAAGTGTTAATGCGTTTACTGCAATATCAGCATTTTCTTGAACTTCAGAACTTCCTAAGAATAATGATGAAGCTGTATAAGTGTTACCATCATAACTTAAATCTTTATAGTGATCTGTGTAATAAGTTCCTGTGCTAATTCCAAGATATACAAGTTCAACTGGATTAAGTTTATTGGTTGCTAATTCAGTTATTAAATCTGCTGTTAATGATCTAGTCATTAAAATATCTCTATAAGATCAACTTCGTATTGGAAATAATTTTCTGTGCTAATATTAAATTCTTGAATATCTCCAGTAAGTCCAACTGTAAAATCTACGTTAGAATAAATTAAAATTGCGTTATCAGATACATTTGCTCTTAATGGTGGTTCAAAAGTTAATGTGCCTTGACCAGAACCATTAGATGATACATCTGCCATAACCATATAAACTTTTGTTTGACCAGTAAATCTAAATAAATCTCCAGCTTTAAATACTCCTGAAGTGCTGTTTGCCATTCCATCTATTGCGACTGAAGTAACTCCTGCAAGAATAGCACCATTAACTCTAATAACTCCTGAAGCAACTCCAAGAGCATCATCAATAGTTGGTGGAGTAAATGTAAATGATTCTATTTGTGATCTTTGTTTCATTACAAAAGCAAGTATTGGTGCAAANTCNGTTCTTGTCATNATTGGAAATCTTACTCGTAATCTAAATCTTTGTCCGTCTATTTGTCTAGCTTGTCGTCTGCCAGATGCAGTTGTAGTNACAATAGTATTTTGATTAGAACTAATTGCTACATCTCTAGGTGCTGGGCTTGATGGGAATGTTCCACTCATACGATATTAGATTTTCCTTTTTGATTAGCACCTTGATTAACTAAGTTAATTATAGTTGCTCTATTATCAATTAATAATTCTCTAATACCTCTAACATCATTTGCTTGAATATTAAAATTAATATTCATTCCATTTGCACCTAAATCTTGATTAGGCAAAATAGTTCCATTTGATGAAGGTATAAACATTTCTCTACCACGTTCTCCTACTGTGATTGGCATACCACCTCTAACAGAACCACCTTCTGCAAAAGAACCTTCTGTTCCAGTAATATCTCCACCACCAAATAAACTAGCACCTATTTTAAATAAAGAACCAAATAAATCACCACCACTATCAGTTGCTTGTCTTTGATTAAGTAAAGTATTTTGTTTTATAATTTCTGCTGTTTGTTGTTTGGCAATAAATAATCTTATTTGATCTAAAGCTATTAAAGACAATCTAATTATCTGTTCTTCAATTAATCCTGAAAGTATTTTTACTAAAACTTTTTGTGATAATTCTCTTAAAGAGTCTGTTAATTTTTTTCCTAAAACAATAGATTCTGCAAGAGCAACTGAAATATTTTTTATACCAGCAACAGCACCTTCAGCAATAGTTCTGTTTAGATTTTTAAATGCTAAATCAGCTAAAGTAACTTGTCCTTGTAACTCTCCTTTTAAAATACCAATTAATGTTTTATCTTTAATTTCTGGTGGTGCTTTTGTTCTATCTTCATCTTCGCCTACTGTTGGTGAAGTATCTATAGTTATTCCTGAACCAAAACCAACAACTTTTCCTAATCCTTTTGCTACTTTATCTAAAGTACCAAGAACTAATTTTAATGAATTATTTAATAATACAAGTCCAACATTAGCAAGTTCAGTAACAAAATTTAATAATGTTCCAAATAAAGCAATTATTGGAGATAAGGTTTTAAGCAAATCACCAAAAGTTTTTAGCAATTCTTTAAATGAATTTGCAAATCCACCATCTGTTGCTATTAAATCTGCAACACCTTTAAAGTTTTCTAGTAAGTTTTTAATAACATTACTTAAATCTCCTGCTCTTAATGCGGAAGCACCACCAAATGTTTTTGCTAATCCTTTTTCTAATGCTTCTAATATAATTGCTGAACCTTCTGCGTCATCAGCAAATTTTGTTAATTGTGATCTTGTTAATCCTAATTCTCTTTCCAATATTTGAAATACTGGAATACCTTTAGAAGCTAATTGAGATAAAGATTGAGCACCTATACCAGCACCAGTAGCACCTTTTGCAAATAATCTTGTTAGATCATTTAATGTATCTAATGAATTTGCTGTTGTAGAAGCAGTATCAATAAATGTTCTTAGTAATTGTTCTGTTGGTTCTAATCCAGCATTTTGTAAAGTAATAAATGCGTTAGATAGTTCTGATGTACTAAATTGAGTTTCCTTAGATAAATTTCTTAATAAACTAAATGCTCTTTGACCACCTTCAAGTGAACCAGTTACAAATCTTAAAGTTGTTCTTAAATTTTCAAATTCTTTTGTTATATCTATTATTGAATTTACTAATGTACCTATACCTAATCCAATTAAAGCAGTTCTTAAACTAAGTATTGAACCCTTTACACTATTAAATGCTTTAGATGTATTATCAATCGCATTAAGCTTTATGTTTAGTTGATTGTCTAGTGCCATAGTGTAGTTTTTCTTTTTCTGCCTTTACTTTAAAGTAAGCTATCCAATAATAAAATTCATCTTGTGTAAAACACAAAACTTTTTCCATACTCAATTTTAACTCTTGACCCAAAGCAAGTATGGAATACAACTCAGAATCAACTCTTACTTTTTTTCAGCTTCCTCGTAAGAAATACCATTCAACATTTCTGTTGCTAGTTTAGCTATAACATTTGCATCAGCATTATTCAATAATACTTGTTTGTCATCTAGCTTAAATATTTTATTTCCGTCTGAGTCTTTTGCTTTAAGAACTATTGCATCTACCAATACTCCAAGATCATCATTCTTTGCACCTTTGAAAAGATTTCTTTTTTCTCCTAGTGTAAATGGTGAACAATATATTATTAAAGGTTTGCCTTCCTCGCCCCACTCAGCTACCTCTATTTTTTTGATTCCTAAAGACTCAAATTGTGTCTTAATTCTATCTATAATTTGCATATTTTTACTTCCTCTATTTAATTAATTATTAAACTGTTGATAATGATAATGTACCAGTTCCAGTAAAAGTCATTTCTGCTTCTACTAATCCATCAAAAGATGCACTTATATTGTAAGCTGTTACAACTGCATCACCTTCGTAAAATTTATCCCCTGAACTTGCACCTTCTGGGAAAACTTTAATTGCAATTTGAGTGCCTACAACTATTAATAACTGTCCTGCGTCTGCTTCATCAAAAAATAAACTTGCTGAACCTGAAAAACCTTTCATTCCAACTTTATATGTTCTTGATGCGTCACCCATTGAAGTATCTTCAATAGTGTCAGAAGTATTTTCTAAAGTATAACTTCTTAATTCACCTATAACAGTTGAACTAATTTTTATTACACCTTCTGAACCTGTGTGTGTTGCCATTTTTTTTCCTTGTATTGTTAATGTTAAGGTGTGCCAGAAGTAAATTGATACATAACTCGCACAACTACTCTGATACCACCAATGGGAAACAAAACTCCTTCATCAGTAGATACTTCTACTATTTGAGTTTGTTTTGCGAACCCACCTCGTGTTCTATCAGAATTTAATGAAGTTTCA